AGCAAGACCGGGCAATTCAAAAAGGGCCATAGGGGTCTAGGGGGTAGAAAACCACGCTCCCGAGAGGAATTGTACCGGGAAGCGTTCCGTACTGCTGTATCAGTACAACAGTGGATTAAGATAATTAAGAAAGCGGCAAATGATGCTGTGCACCCCACACAGCACGCCGCTAGGCATCAAGCCCGTACCTTCCTAGCGAACTACTTGATTGGGCCGCCAGTACAGAAGATTGCACCCACTGACCCATCAGGCGAGAATGAATATGCAGCTATGTCAGACGCTCAACTACTCGCACTAGTACACCACATAGCTGCGACGGATTCAAAGAAGAAGAAACAAGGGAGGGCAGCTAGTCATGGCAGTTGCAGCACTTCCGAAGACGCCTGAAGAACACATGCAACTATCTGAGGCTCTTCGCTATAGGTGGAGCCTTAATAGACGAGCAGAACAGTGGGTCAGCGACAAACGGGATTGGCAGTTCTGGCTTTATCTTGCAGGCAGAGGGGCAGGCAAGACTAGGAGCGGTGCGGAGAAGGTAAGGGAATGGGCAGAAAAGGGGGTATACCAACGTATCCACTTAATAGCTCCAACAGCAGCCGATGTAAGGGATACAATGGTCGAGGGGCCTGCTGGTATACTAGCTGTATGCCCTTCGTGGTGCAGACCATTGTATGAACCGTCGAAGCGCAAACTCACATGGCCCACACGGCCAGATGGCATGCCTAGTACAGTAGCATACCTACATTCCGCCGACAAGCCAGAACGTCTAAGGGGTCCACAGTGTCAAGCATTATGGGCGGATGAGCTTTGTGCATGGAGGTATAAGGAAGCATGGGACATGGCGATGATGGGTCTGCGTCTCCCACCTAACCCAAGAGCTATCATAACTACTACACCGAAACCCATCAAGATACTGCTCGACAAGAAAAATGGTTTACTACATGACCAGTCTTGTATGTTGACTAGGGGTACAACATATGACAACAGGGCGAATCTGGGTGACCCATTCTTTAAGCATATCATCAATAAGTATGAGAGGACTAGGTTAGGGCGACAGGAATTGAAGGCAGAAATACTGACCGACAATCCTAGAGCACTATGGAAGCGGGAAGACATTGATGAGCACAGAGTCGGGGAGCTACCAAAGAAAGCCCTAGAGTCAATTGTTGTAGGTGTCGATCCTGCTGTAACAGCGACGGAGGACAGTTGTGATACTGGGATAGTAGTCGTGGGGAAGGATAGTCAAGACCCACCCCATGTATATATACTGGATGACCGTACTGTCGAAATGGCAAGCCCCAAGACATGGGCAAATCAAGCTGTCGCAGCATACTATAAGTGGCAGGCAGATGAGATAGTACCGGAGGTCAACAATGGTGGTGACATGGTACAGTACACCATTGAAGTGCAGGATGATACTGTACCAATTCATCAGGTAACTGCGAGTAGAGGTAAGCGTACAAGGGCCGAACCTGTTTCAATGCTTTCCTCCCAAGGTCGCCTGCATGTATATGGAACGTTCCCAGAATTAGAGGATGAAATGTGTCAGTGGGAACCGGGGGAGGAGAGCCCGGACAGACTAGACGCTATGGTGTGGGCGGTGACTAGGTTAGTGATAGAGGAACGCGGCGCAGACTTCCGAATCGGGAGAGTGTAACATGGGACTAGTAGACCGGTATTTAGGTAAGGCTATTACAAAGGCAATCGGGGAGAACCCTGCCGCGTGGTCAATGATTATAGGGTCATGGCCTAGAAAGTGGCAGAGGTCAGGCGAGCTCTTTACTACTCCAACAGTACAGGACATGGAGGAAGCGTACAAGCATCCTATCATTCGGGCCTGTATTACTGAGATAGCAGGGTCGTTGTCTGAGCCTGAGATAGAGGTAGGTATCTGGGAAAATGGGCAATGGGTCGATCAAGGACACCACGCAATACTAGACCTACTAGCAGACCCTAATCCAGAGACAGCCCGCGCTGACCTAATACAGCAGTGGACGACCCGGATGGAGTTGACTGGTACAGGGTATATATGGAAGGTCCGAAGCCGTACTGGTCAAGTAGTAAACCTCCTAAGTATCCCAACATCATGGATACGCCCAGTTAAGAGTGACAGAGGAATCCGGGCACTGTCCCACTATGAGGTTACAGCGACAAACAAACCTGTACCACTTGAGGACTTTTGTGTTGCGAAACATGTAGACCCTGGAGATGTGTCTGGGGGTGTGTCACCTTATGAGAGTGTGCACCATGATAATGCACTAGATAAGGAGCGAGAGAAATACCTTGCCGAAATGCTTATCAATCTAAAGGTGCCCGGTCTGACTGTAATAGTCAAGGACGGTTTTAAGTCAGACCCCAAACGGAAGCAAGCAAAGCGAGAGATTGAAAAGTCTGTCGGTACCGGGATGCGTGGTAGTACACTGTTACTGGAGGGCGACGTTGACACTAAACTAGAAAACCCACTAGGCGACCTTGATTGGCCCGGTTTCAGTGGTAGTATAGAGTCAAGAATATGTATGGCCTATGGTGTCCCACCTATTATCATAGGAAGCCGGTTCGGTTTAGAGCGTAGTACATACGCAAACTACACAGAAGCCCGCCGGTCATTCTATCAGGAGACACTTCGGCCCAAGTGGGTGCACCTAGCGGCGGCCCTTACTAGGTCACTATTCCGGGAGGAAGGGGAGGATAAACTAGTCCTCCGGTTCCGGTTTGACTCCCTCCCAGAATTCCAAGAAGACCAATTGGCGAAAGCCCAGAGGGTGACTATGCTATACAACGCCGGTATTATTCCGCTACCCACAGCACAAGAGGAGTTAGGGTACAACCCCGAAGAACTAGCTAAACTAGAGTACCGTCCTGATGACATCCCTGTTGTACCAGACGAGGAGGACAGTGGGGATGATGATATGGAAACAGATAGCACTCCGGAGGAGGAGCCGGAGGAAGACGACGTTGTTAACCAGTGAGGACATACCTATGGCAGGCGTACAGAACCGAAAGACAATTGACGAGTGTACTAGGTTGCTAGACAGTGCGGGAATCCCTCCCGGCGCACTCCATGAGCGTGTTAGTTTTGTACTACACCAGTTGATTGTCACACAAGACAAAGCCAGTGAAGTTATGAATGAAGCAGCAAAAGCCATCGAAGATGAGACTGGCCTTAGTGCTACTGTCGTAAAACAGGATGACTGATGTACTGTTCCCATGCTTACATACTAGAGGAGCCTAGACTCCTCCTCCCTGCCCTTCCTACCATTGAAGGCAAGGCAAGGGCAGTAAAGGAGGAGTATGCTAGGATAGCACACAGGGCAGAAGTTAATACCCCTCCCATGTCTGAGGATTTAAGGAAGGTGTTAGATGCTACTGTCCGACGTGTCTCTATAGCATTACGTAACAGTGACAAGCCTAGTGTCGCAGTAAAGCGTGGGCTTAGGTCACTAGAACGCGACTTGAAAAAGAAGCATGAAGCATGGGCAAATCCAATGGCGCGGGAAGGATACAGAATAGCCAATTCCCTACTCGGACGCAAGTCTAGTATGGGAGGTTATAGAGGTAAGCGCGTTGCTGCTGGAGTAGAACAGTTTGGCGCTGAGGAACTGGTAGCGGTTCAAATGCGGGGGCGTATAGCTACCTGGATAAACCGTACTAGTAAGATAGAAACCAGAACCACAGCGAAGGAGTACAGTCGCATAATACGGGCAGCAATGGCAACCCTTGAACGCGGGCAGGGGGTAACCCCGGTCGGCTTAGCTAATGAATTTTTAGCTAGAGGGTTAGCAAGGAATAAACCGCGTGCAACACTTATGGCGCGTACTGCTACGAACTGGAGTTATAATAGAGGGGCTGTACTACAGTTCGTAGACAGTGGGTTTTCTACTGCTGAATGGCTAACCACAGAGGATGACGCTACTTGTGAATTCTGCTCGGCTATGGATGGAACGGAGTTTCCTATTACAGGGGGACGAGCAATATTCAAGCCGGGAGACAAGATGCTAGGTACACAGGGCGGTGTATTAAAGATGGGTATATCTGTCGCACACCCTCCACTACATCCCCATTGTAGGTGTACAATAGTTCCGAAGGTTAACTTGAAAGGTACTAAACCCCCACCGAAACCACGGCGGAGACAGACGTACATCCCACCATTACTGCCAAGAATCAAACCGGGTAAGAAGCCCAAGCCTATTCCGTTTGAGGATGTAGAGATTGAGGAGGAATACTAGGATGCGAACTGTACTACGACACTACAGGAGGGCCTGTCCTGAGCCTCGCATGAAAACAGATAACGGCGAGAATGGGGCAGGATGGATAGAGGGGTATCTTGCCGTCTTTGGCAATGTAGACAGGGGAGGAGAACGCATTGTTAAGGGGGCATTTGAAAAGTCAGCATCCGAAAGGGTTAAGTCTGGTAAGGTGCCATTAATGGCGAAACACTTTGCCCATGGAGGGGATGTGGCCGACGTTATTGGTACAGTAACACAGGCAAAAGAGGATGAATATGGGCTATGGATTCATGCTGATTTTTCGTCTATCCAACTAGCACAGGACATCAGGACGAAAATAAATGAGGGGTCAATCAGTGGCCTATCTGTGGGATTTGAATTGATTCGATATGAGGAGGAACGTTTAGACGGGAAGACAACAATCCTGAATCTGCTAGAATGCAGACTGTCTGAGGCGACTATTACAGTGAAGCCCATGAATGAGCAAGCTGTTATCACAGCCGCCAAAGACCTACAAAGCCAATTGCCGGCCGACAGTACTAGTCCAATAGACGAGCCATTGTCACCGGAAAGTATCAATGCCTTACGTGATTCAGTCGATGGTTTGCTTGATGTCCTATGCGCAAAGGATGATAGCAGGCAGGAGCAAGCGCCGCAAGCCCCATCCCCAGAGGACGGCCACTTGCACGCTATGGAAATGGTACTTGAACACAGTAAGGCAGTCATCGAAGTAGAACAGTTACAACAGGAGGACAACTAGAATGGACCCGAAAGAATTGCTTGCATTGCTAGTGGCTTGTAAAGGACAGATGGAGGAGTATCTGTCGAAGTGTACTAGTGCAACAGAAGAGGAAGACAAGAAGAAGTGGCGGCTGTTGTTTGAAGCCAAACAAACGGAGTTCGGGGAGCTTCAAGGTAAACTGGCAGATGCCCGGAAACTGGCAGACGCACAGAAAGCCATTGACAGCGCAAAGGCATTGACGGAACCTGACGACAGTCATATCAACCTAGCACAGGGTAAGACACAGGAGTCCCAGAAGGAGGACAAAGCAAAGGCTCGTGGCGCTGGTGTGTATGACACCCTGATTGACTTGAACCGTGCCAAGTCAAGACACCATATAGAGGTTGACTCTGACCCTGTACGGGATTTGAGACTCCGAAAGGGTTTCTTCCTTGACTGGGTAGGGTACGGTGCAAAGGTCCTTGATGGGTTGCAGTTTGACGCTATCAAGTCGAAGTGTCCCCGCGTTGAAAAGGTGGCCGGTACAGAGGCAGTTGTACTGCCCGAGGACATGACTGCTTTGATACGAGCCCAGATGATGGGTAAGTCTGGTGTACTAATTGACCCCTACAGTGGTAAGACAATTCTGTCGACAGATGCCACTGGTGGAGCAACGGACTCGGGCGCAGCAAACCTGCTGGCACCGGACTTTCGTCCGCAACTCCTGGAGTATCAGGTTAGTGCACCAACACTGTATGACAGATGCACAGTCATTCCGGCCGCCAACGGTTCCGCAGAATGGCCCATGCTTGACCAAGGGCAGGGTAACTATGGTGGTGTAGCGTTTACCTGGAAGGCTACAGAAGGGGCAGACAAGGGAGAAACGGAACCCACCTTCAAAGACTTCACAATTTCCACCAATGAGCTTTCGGGATGGACAGAAGCGTCTCTGGCTGCGCTCCGTCGGAGTGCTATTGACCTAGAGGGGCATCTGATGCGTCTATTCCGTTTGGCGTGTAAGTATGAGTGGAGTAGGGTGGTACTTAACGGCGACGGTACAAACAAGCCGGAGGGTATCATCCAAGCAACGGGAGTCACAGAGGTTGCACGCGGAACCGTGAATCAAGTCGATTGGGATGACTTGACAAATCTGGAGTATGCTATTCCACAGGCACAGAGGGTAGGCGCAACGTTCTCCATATCTGATGCTGTAGAGAAGTATCTCAAGCAGACAGTTGATGGAGACAGCCGCCCACTGTTCACGGCCGACGTGCATTCCCAAATCAAGAATATGCTCGCTGGTTATGGGTACACCGCACACGAATATGATGCTGCGACAATAGGTGTACTAGGAACGGCGGGTGAGGTCATGTTTGGTGCATGGCAAAACTACGTCTTCGCCCTAGAGGAGGACATAAGTATTGCACGCAGTGAGCACGCGGAATTCAAGGCCGGTAAGGTTGTGTTTCGCCTTATCTGCTTTGTTGGTGGTAAGGCTATGTATCCGGCGTTCTTCGCCAAGCTGAAGGCCACAACTACCTAAACACTGTACGAGTTTGGTAGTGAGGGGCGAGAGCCTCCTTCCCTAGCGGCCGACGTGATGGCCGGGCTCGCCCCTCCTACCAACACACTTAAAGGAGTAGTAAGGTATGTCAGAAACAACACTAGCACAAGCGAAGTCACACATCAGGCTTGCTAGTGGTGCAGCCGACACTGTACTACAAACCTACCTTGATGGTTGTGAGGAATGGCTAGCGAAGGAGTTAGGCATTGCCCTTACGTCCGACACGGTTAGTGATGAGTATGTAGATGGGGGTGGGGATATACTACTGTGTCAGCGGAAGCCTGTAACAGCTATCTCAGAAGTGTATGATAACCTTGAGGAGGAAACCGTTGACTCTAGCGAGTACTATGTTGACAGTTACGGTGTCGCACGTGTACTAGCAGAGACAGACCCCTGGGGTCTTGGTGCAAACCGATACAAGGTGTCCTATACTGGTGGGTATGTTACTATACCTGGCGGTGTAACCTTACTAGTCCTTGAATTAGTGGCTCGTGTGTTTAGGAACCCCGACGGCAGAGTTTCTGAGGGTAGCGCTGTTGGTGGGTCCATTAGTTGGGCCAAACTGTGCGATTCTGATATTGGTCATATGATAGTAGTACAATCCATGAGGGCCTTTGTGTGATGTTTGATACACCGATTGACAAGTTCAGTGTAATAGAACACTCCGACGGTGAAGGTACTGTTGAAGAGTTAGACAGCGGTACTACTTTGTGGATTGACATCATTCATGACCAACAGAATGTAACTGTACTATGTCACCGCGACGAAACTGTATCAGTTGGTGATTTACTGGTGCTACCAGCACAATAGGAGGATAGAATGGAGGAAGTCGCCGCACAGAGTGTATTAGGTTCCGGATTAGGGCTTGAAAAGCTAGTCGGCCTATTTGGCAATCTAGGTGCACTAGCTGCCCTTCTATGGTACTTTGTACAAAGGGACAGAAGCCAAGACACACAAGCAAAAGCAAGGGAAGGTAGAATGGAGGGTCGAATAAATGACCTAGAAACCTATCAGAAGGATACACTTACTGGACTAGTGGAGAAGACCACAGTCGCAGTCACCGAAAGCACAGAGGCAGCAAAACACGTCTGTCGTGTGATAGAAAAGTGTGAGGGTAAACAAGACTAACTGCTAGTCGACTAGTACACCACGAAAGGAGTACGGACAATGGCAACACTACAGAATGAAGCCCGGAACGCGGCAATGGATGCAATTGGAGACTTGCTGAACAGTGGCGACCTCCGGTTTGAAACCTCTGCCCATAACCAAGTAGCAGCGAACTCCCTTGCTGCCGATGCATTTGGGGCATCCGCCTCCGGTACTATTACAGCGAATGCAATCAGCGATGCAACGGCGGCGGCTGGTACTATTGACCATGCCCATCTGAGGAAGTCAGACACAACGGTTCTGATTGACTTGACTTGTACTATAACCAGTGGTGGTGGAGACATCGAGCTTACTAGCTTAAACATTGGTGCTGGTGACACAATATCCGTTACCAGCTTAACGATCACTCTACCAGCCAGTTAATACAGCATGAAAGGAGGAGCATCATGCAGTATGATGAAATGGTACGGAGATTCGAGGGGGCTATAGCTAACTACTTGAATGCCGATGGTAATACACTGGCACGGTGCCGCTTCGGGTCTCCACCTTTTACACTGTTTCCGGAGGGGCATGCATTCAGCACCCTATGTCCGGACTTTGAACCACAAGCAAACGGGATGGTCGACAGAATAGTAGTTGTCCTGAATGATGGTACACTAGAAGGGCCATACAAGTATGAAGGTCATCCTCTTATGGTTGACCCACCGAAACCATTTGTCCCTTGTCAACTAAAAATCCATCATGAAATGGCACCCATCCCCAGAAATGTCACGGCCAAAATTCAGGATGCTGTGAGACGTCCAATTGCTAGTATACTAGAAAAGGTTGAAGTGAAAGGAACGGCGGAGGTATTGAAAAATGCGGAACGTCAATAGGTTTGTTGTCGCAGTAATACTGCTAGCACTAGGGGTGTTAATAATCCGCGAGTGTACTAGTGTACTAGCTGCGACTACGTTTCTGAATGCTGCCAACAAGGCAATGACAACCCTTGATGGAGGTATAACCGACACTGCTACTACACTAGATGTACAGACCGGGGATGGGGCAGAGTTCCCAGCATCGAACTTCCGTATTGTAATAGATACAGAGGTTATACATGTAACCACCCGAACTGGTGATACATTTAGTCCCATAACAAGAGGAGCAGAAAGCAGCACAGCAACAGCCCATAGTGATGAGGCAGTAGTCTCCCTGAATGTCACAGCAGGCTACATAGAGGAGCTACAGACAGCAATCAATGCCCTAGAAAACATAGACACCGAAAGTGAACTAGAATCCCAGTTGACTGATACAACGGATATTATTACTAACAACGACACCAACATCACTATAGGAGTAGTAGATGATACTCGTGCTATGCTAGGACTTACTGGGGATGGGGCTGCAAGTAGCAGCGGCGGGAAAATAGACCTAGAAATGGCAGCCGACTATGACAGTGGTGCAGCAGGTAATGAGTGGAATATTGACGTATTCAATGATGACTTGCGGGTTCGGAATGCTGCAAAGATTTGGAAGTTTGTGGCAGAAGGCTCCACGCAACTCCCGGATGCGCCACTAGAGATTGATGATACACAGGGGGATAGTATACTATTCAAGCATTCGTCCTACGGGGATAGCGAGATTGATCTTAACCGTTCTCCCACGCAGGCAAACAATCGTATTCGTTTCATTGTCGGGTATGCAGCCGCAGGACAAGAAACTATACTAGACTTGGAGGGAGATGGGAATGCAGAGTTCTATAGCACTGTAAACGCACAGGGAAACCTGTCTTCGGATTTTGATATAGTAGCAGGGGACGACTTATTTGTTAACGGATCACAAGCATACATCGGACAGGCTGCTACTTCTCTAGGACAGTTAAATCTCTATGGGGATGACGACGACGCGGGTGGATACATCCGTATGTTCTTTGGGGATAACTATGACAGTGGTTCGGAGGAGTTTCGTATTCGACTACAGGCGGGGGTAGCTAAGATAGGCGTTATCGCAAGCCCGGTGTGCATTGCAATAGACCAGTCCGACAACAGTATGGAATTCGATCCGAACGGGGATACTAAAATCCTATCCTTATGGGGTACTGTTCCTGGAGGGGTAAAGACCGTTTCCTCCGGTGCGGTTACAATAGACAGCGCCCATCACAATCTTCAACCTGAAAGTGGTACGTCTGACACAGTAGACACAATAACCTACGCTAGTGTGTGGGATGGTTGCCGCGTTTCATTTTGTACAGAGGACGACGGGGATGTAATCACTTTCGCGGAAACAGGCAATCTGCTCATACCGACTATACTGGGGATAGATGACGAAGCAGATTACGTGGAGTTTCGCTACAACGGTGACCTATCTAAGTGGTGTTGCTCCGCAAACATAAACAACGAATAGGAAAGGAACTGTACTATGAAGCGAGAAATGAATTATGTGGTATGGGGTTGCATCCTCGTCACTGTACTAGGTGTGGGGTTGTGTCTTCGTACTACACCAACACAGGCAGATGTGTCTGCTATTCTAGCACTCGATCCAAGTATTGATGAATACAGTCAATACATTGATGTACTAGAACAGAAGGCGCGTACAATGTCAATTGAACTACGGAAGATCGCCGGTATGGTAGCATACCATCAAAATGCTGGTATAGCACTTGAC